AAACCACATTGGCCTTGGCGATGACTGACATTTCGCCGGTCATGCCTTCCAGTGCATCCTTCACCTTCTTCTTGCCGGAAGTGATGCCCGATGCCATCAGGTCGATCATGTCCGGCATATAGGTGTGGAAGTCGCTCAGGGGGCCATCCTCCGGCTCCGAGAATCCGAGGAACGACTTGATCTTATCGGCTACGCCTTTTACAGCCTCGCCTACACGACCTACCGCAGACTGGATGCCCGATACGATGCCGTCGATGATGTCGGAACCCCACTTCAAAGCCTCAGCCGGAAGTGAAGTTATCCAGTCGATAGCGGCTTGGAAGCCCGACACAATAGCGTCGCGGACGTTTCCAATCGTAGTCTTGATGCCTTCCAGCAGATTGCCCGCTGCCTCACGAATCTTGTCCCAGTTTTTCCAGAGCAGCACGCCGATCGCAATGGCAGCGGCGATTGCCAGAATAACTGGGCCGAAGGCGCTGGCAAGAATGGAGATTACCGCGCCGACCACCTTGATAACGGTGATGATGCTTTTTACAACAACAAAGGCCAGCTTAATAACGGAAATGACCGCTTTCACAACAGAAATAACGGTTGTAATCACGCCAAAGATAGCCGAGATGCCCTTGACAGCGGCAATGACAGCCACCACGCCCACGGCAATTCTGCCGATGGACTCACCAATGTCCGTCCATTTTTTCTTGTCAACCTTCCCGCTCGACAATTCCTTGAAGAACTGCGCAATGCCGGGAGCCACCTGAGCCACCTTCTGCTGAATCTCGAATGCGGCCACCGCCGCAGTTCGGACGCCCTCAAATATGGGGACAACCACATTGCGGATGCCCTCTCCGATGTAGCCGATGGCCTGCTTGATTTTCGCCCATACTCCGATGATGTTCTGGCGCAGCTTTTCGCAGTCTACGCCAGCGCGTTCGAGCATGGCTCCGAGTAGGCTGTTGTCGCCCCGCATGAACGAGATGAAGTCCTCGACTGCAAGGGCCAGCAACAGGAAGACCGCAAAGAAAGCCATTGCCTTTCCGTGGCCCAGCCCTATTGCCCGCGCCAGCTTCGTAAAGCCGCTTATGGCTGCGCTGATCTTCTTGAGGTTCATCGCCACGAACATGGCCGTGAACGCACCAGCCAGAACAGCAAGGACACGCTGTGAGCCGCCCAGCTTATCCGTAAGCTCTGTGAGCTTCTGGAGCCAGTCACGAATCATCGTCAGCCCCTTCGCACCAATGCTCAGAATCTTCTGATAGGTCGGCAGGAAGAACTGGCCGACTATCGTCTTGATTTCCTTCAGTTTGGCGATGTAGCGCTTTTTGGTGCTTTCGTAGCTGTCGAGGCTGCGCTGGCAGTCGCCAATAGCATCCGGGCTTTGCTGGAGGATAGCCTGATAGTTGACCTGCATCTTGGTGAGCTGGTCCAGCTTATCGTAGGTTCCCTTCAGGCCCAGCGTAGCCATCGCCTGCGCTCTGGTGCTGTCATTCAGGACTGCGCCCAGCGTCTTGGCAGCTTCAGACTCGCCCATGACTGCCTTCGTCATGGCGTTTACGGACGCTGTTTCGTCCATATTACCAAACGATGCAAGGTCGAGGGCCAGCGAGGTCATCTGTTCGGCCATTTCAGCGCCAGCTTGGCGGGTCATACCAAAACCGACCAGCAAGTTCTGCTGATCTGCAAGGTAGGTCTTGATGTCACTCTTGTTACGGCCGATGGCATCGGAATATTCCTGCGCCCACTTATCGACCTCATCCCGCATATCGCCGAAGACAACATCGAACTTGTTCTGCATCTCCTCAACGGAGGATGCCACCTCAACGCAGCCATCAATGGCGCTCTTGATGCCAGCAACGGACAGCGTGATGCCGACCGCGCCGAGGACTTTAGAGGCCATCGACTTCAGCGACTTGATGCTGCCCTCTACCTTCTGCTCGGAGGCTTGATCGACCTTGTAGCCAAACAGGATGCCGATGTCGCGTATGGTCATACTGGTCAGCTCACCTCCTTAGCCATATCCTCTACCCGGCCGGCTTCCACGTCCTGCTCCATGCGGTACAGTGCATAGAGCTTCAGAGCTTCGTCCAGCGTATAGCAGTTTTTCAGCTCCCACATGGATGCCAGCCGGGCCTTGATGAGGATATACATTCTCAGCTCAAGCTCTGTGAAACCGCTGAGGTCGAGGTCGCCGTAGCGTTCCGGGCCTGAGCCATCGTCCTCTCCGCCCACTCGGCGACTTTGCCAAATCGGTCGCCGAGCTTCTTGAAAAAACCGTTGTAGTTGGTGCGGATGACCTCAAACGCCAGAATAAACATATCCTGCACATCAGTGCAGAACACTTCGTTGGCAAGGTCTTCCGTGAGCAGGCGCACCTTTTCGCCCGGCTGCTCCACCGAGATGTTGCTGCCCGCGATCAGCAGGTGCTTCAGGATTTTCTCAACCTTATCGCCATCGAGCGAAGAGAAAGCCCCCGCAATCGCGGGAGCTGCATCCTCCACCTTGATGTCGAGCAGGCCATTGCCCTCCTTTTCCGTGTCCACGGTGGACAGCAGCGGCGCAAGGCCAGACACGAGCGGCAGAACGAGCGCTGCCAGTTCGCCGGTCATGTTCGCTGCTTTGAACGCCGGGAGCGGACGGATATAGAAGATGTTCTCGCCCACGTTTACTTCGCGGGTTTCGAGCTGCTTCAGATTATTCATCAGCGTCCTCCTTACTCACTCATGGTTGCGTCGCCGGTGTCGAGTTCCCACTCGCGGTTGTTCGTCTCCTTGCCACGGGTGACCGGCGCTTTCTTTACGCACCATGCGGCTTCCGTGCTGAACACCAGACCGCCCTTCAGGTCCTTAATCAGAATCGGGAACAGGCCGTTGCCGGTGTCACGGTCGAGATCAACCATGCCGGAGAAGTACGAGTTGCTGTCGCTGGTCTGCAACAGGGTGAGCTTGACTTTGTAGGTGTTATCCGGCGAAATCGAACGGGCAATTTCGCCGTCACAGCCGGTCTTTTTGGTGATACCGTCGCCGTTCGGCTCAATGCTGATGAAGCTGTCGTCTGCATAGCCGGTGACAATGTGCGTACCGCAGGTGACGATAACTTCCTTCGGGTTGTAGGTCTTGATCTTGCTGGACATTTACTTTCCCTCCCTTACAGATTCTCGTAGGTCAGGCAACCCTTGATTTCCACCACATGGATAGCACCAGCAATGCGGGCAGAGAACTTGCAGTCCTTCAGAATGCGGGATGCTTTCTGCGCACTGGTCAGGTCTGCCGCCAGCGGCACAGACGTGGTATAGCCCGGAATGGCATTGCCGTCTGCATCATACTCCGTGGGAGCGATGCCGCCGTACTTCTGGCCGTCCTTCAGGGATGCAAGCATCTGGTTCTCAACAAGGCCGATGCCGTTGTCGGTGTAAGGAATCTTCGGGTTGACGATGAGCAGGTTCACAACACGAACCTGCATATCGTTCTGGAGCCAGTCGCGGAAGCGGATAACATCAATCCACTCACCGCCGCCGGTCTTGCCGCCCTGCGTGATGTTCTTGGATGCCACGGTGATGACATAGTTGAAGTTCGCAGCCTCCAACTTCTTGATGAATGTGCTGGTCAGCTTTGCAGGAAAAACAGTCGAGAGCGGCATCAGTGCCCACGTTTCCTGACCGGCATGGTAGTTCATTGCCTTGACGGCTGCGGCCACGGCCATGCCATACAGGTTTTCAGCCGGGATGTCGTTCTCCAACTGATCTGCGGTTTCCTTCGGGAAGAACGGGAAGCTGCGCAGATAAAGGCCGGCATCCACAATGGGATTCTCCGGGTCTTTGTCGATGTAGCCGCACAGCTTGTTCTGAGTTTCAGTCCACTGGATGATTTCCTTGACCTTTTCATCCGCAAGACCGACCGGGCAGATGCAGTACCAGCCGTTGACGGCCAGCGCATTCTCCAGAACAGCGCTTACGGTCTGCAATGCGGGGCCCTCGCTCTCATTGTCCACGATGTCGCCCATAAAGGCAACATAGACCTCGTGGGGTCTAGGAGACTGCGAAAAAGCCACCCGTGCAGCCAC